CGCCGGTTTGGAATGCGCCTAAGAAGGCTTGTGTTGGGTCAGCGATTTGAACGCTGTAGTCGATTGGTGCTGGCATCAGAATTTCCCTCCTAGGCCACTGAATAAACCAAGGCCGCCAGAGATTGCTGATGGAATTGCGCCGAATGCTTTGCCTTGGGCAATTTCAGCGCCGGCTTGTGCTGCGCCTTGCTGTCCTAAAAGATTTGACACATTGGCCCCTGTTTGCATCCCGGCAGCCCCAACACCAGCCGCTGATGCTTGGCCCAGGCTTGTCATACCGCCGAGGCGCCCGTACTGCTGGTCAATGAGACTGGATAGAAGCTGAGGCCTGAACTGGCCAAGCGCGGCCTGAATGTTGCCGCCACGCAGACCGCCAGTGGCCGATGCTTGCTGCAACAGCGCGTTTTCGCCTTGCGCAGCAAGGGCTTTGTATGTCTCGCCGCCACTGATGCGCTCAATGGCTGCGCGCTCGGCCTCCGGGCCCTTGAGGCCAAGTAATTCTTGCTGTGCTGCAAGCGCTCCTGGGCCTGCCTCTGTGTAATCCTTGAGCAGTTTTTGAACTGTGTCGAATTGCCTGCGCTGCTCGTCAATGCTGGCCTGTGCGGCGGCACCTTGAATTCCTGCCGCGCTTGATGCTGCATCGGCCTGCATCATCCCTGAAATAAGCGTTGAGCCGCCAACGGCAATGCCGGCCAGTGCTGCTCCTGATAGTCCGAATGTCATTTTTATCTCTCCAAGTGCGCCGTCTGTAAGGTCTCAAGAACTGGTGCTGGCGCCGGAATAGTGAACAAGTCCCACAGCGCTTGCGGCTCCTGTTCGTTGGTTGGGTTGGCGTGGAATGTAGTCACCTCGACGTCAGTCAAGGTAATTCCGGCACGCTTTGCGCCAATCTTAGAGACGCTCATATCACCCGGCGCGAGGGTGCGGGGGCCACTGTCTGTGCTGACAATCAACTGGCCTTTGCGCACCAAGAAAAACGATTCTTCTCGGTGAATTGCGCCAGTCAGGACGGTTCCGGCTGGGATGTGCATTGTGCGAGCGTACAGGCCGGCACAGAAGGCGTGCTCAACGGGCATGTTCACCTGGGGCAGCTTTAGAAGCTCGGCCTCCAGGCGATAAATTGGCTCGGTGCCAGTTTTGACTTCCTGAACCAATGCATGACTCATCGGGCATTCCTGTGCAGGGTGAGCCGCTGGCAACCCGATAGACTCAGCGACTTGATTTTCACACATTTTGACAACCCGTCAATCTTCCATCTCAAATTCACGCTCGTCCCAGGCCTGGCAGACGCGCAGATCGTGGCAGATGAACTCGAACTTGTTGCAGTAGCCTCGGAACCCGGCCTCGGTGTCCCAGTCGTTGCGAGGGATGCGCTCCATTTTAGCCTGCGTCATGGTGCTGTTGTCGTAGTACTCGCAGTTTGAGCACCGGCGCCGCCGAGCCTCCTTCTCGTCCACCTGCATCGCCTTGCCAACAGCGACCCAATAGACCTTGTTGGCCGTTGGCTCGTTGCTTGGGTTCTCGGGGCCGAGCATCCAGTCCTCGATGACGGTATCGGTGTTCTTCTTGTTCTCGGCCGTGGTGATGAACTCCTCGCCCATCGGCAGGCCTGCGAAGCCCTGGGGGATGACCATAAATTCTTTCATTTTGCGCCCCTTTAGGTAATTTCGCGGCCTGACACGCGCAGCGTGAGCGCCGTGGCGTTGCTAGCGATCGTGCTGATAAATGCACCAGCATCCAACTCTTGGCCGACCAGCTCCGGGCACAAGTAGGTCTCGCCTGGCACCACGGCCCGGTCATCAATAATCAGGTTGGCATTGCCTGCGCTGCCGCCGGACTGCACCAGGTTGACGCTGAATGTTCGGTTCGCCGTGTCGGTGTTGGTCACCGTGGCCTTGTCGATCAGCGCCTTGACAGAGTTTGCCGTGTACTGCGTTGTTTGCGAGGCCTCCATTTGCTTGGGGGGCACTAGGGTTTTGACAATTACGGTCATTGGACACCTTCGATGTTGTTGTTGACTGTAAGAATTATGGACGGGATGCCGGGATGCGGTGCCGCAGCAGGGAATGTCTTTAGCTCAACACTCAAGTCAGTGACCGAGAACATTAGCTCAACATAATCGCTGGCCTTGAGGTCAAAAAAGTAATTCAGCGATGAGAAAATCTCAGCATTGTTGCCTTGAATTGTTATTCTGCTGGCGCTGTTTGCCACGTCAGCGCCATTTAAGCGAAACCAGAAGTCAAAAACCGCTGTGCCGCCGCTTGTTTTGTCTATCTGAAACGAGGTGTCAAAGTTGTAGATGCCTTCGCTGTCCACAATGATGCGCGAGGTGGGCGAGCCGATATACACGCCATTGCTCAGGTCGGTGCTGTTGAACGTGATCGCCGTGGCCGTGTTGATGACCGTTGCTGTTTGCGTGGTGGTGTCGTAGAACGATCCGTACCGTGCGCGTTTGAACTCTCTGGCCGGCGGTGCCATCTGCAGCCCTTCGACCGAGGCCGCCAGGCTCCCGAGCATGGCCATCGCTTGATTGGCTTTGTTCTCGGCCAGCGTGGCATTGATGGCCGATTCTTGCGCCAGTGAGGAGATCATGGACAGCGCTTGCACGGCGGTGGTCTGAGCAATGCCGGCTGCAATGTTGACCTCCAGCACGCCATCAGGCCCGATAGCATCAACAACCGCAAACAACAGTTCGAACTGTCTGATCTGCTGCTGGTCGGTCAAAAACTGCGCAAGCTGATCCCGCGTCAGATTGAGCTTCCGAGAGTTCGGCGCAGTGGTTGCCATGGATTAGAACGCCAGCGCCTCTAGCTGGGCCTCGAGCCTGGCGAATGACACGTGGGCGCTACTGTTGCCCCTGAAGCGCTGGATGCGCCAGTTGCGCATGTGGCCTTGCTGGAACCACGCTAGGCGCTTCTTGGTGTCTCCTGTGGTGCCGACTGAGATGAACCTGTCCTGGCTCCACGATCTGCCGTCCACCGAATAGCTTGTGCTGATCTGCGGGTTGCCTAGTGCCGCTGAATTCGGAACAGCGAGCTCAAGCAAGATGTATTCGCCATTCTCTTGCAACAAAAAGAACCCGTTTTCTTGAAGCAGGCCGTTGACCACCTGCGTTGCCAGGGCAACGCTTCCGGTGAGCGCCACCAACTCTAGCCTGTTGAAGATGGCGCCGTTGCTCTCGTTATAGACGACGAGCGTGCCGAATTCCCAGCGCACTAGTTCGCCCCAGTGGTGGCCAGTGCTTTGCACCAGATAGCCGATGGCGTTGGACTGCGGATCACCGACCAGCCACTTGTTGTAGCACCAGACGATATTCCTGGCCCGGTACTGCGCGATGCCGGTGGTGGTGCTGGCCAGAACAAACCAGACCTGCTCTTGCAGCGCTCGCGAGGCCGATGCGTCGTAGACCAGTGTTTGGTCTGGCAGGTGAACGTAGAGGTGCTCATGCGCCTTGTCGTTCCTGGACTCTAGCTTTACCCCACTCAACTGGTCTTCGGTGTACTGCAGCAGAATGTTGTCGATCTCTTGAGTGCTGACCTTTGTTGTCGTTGCGGAGACGCCCAGATAGATGCCGGGTGCCTCGTTCCGACCGCCGCCAAGGAATGCCATCGCATCAACAAAAACGCAGCAGGCCTGAGTCCCGATGACGCCCTTTTGAATCTGAGCGCCTTCGATCCTTGCGAACGGGAAGAGATCGCCGCCTACGTTGTTGAAGACCTCGATGGTGTGCCGATTGAGAGCGTAAACCTCGTTGCGGAGCTTGAGCAGCGCCAGTATCGGGTCGGGGTCTGCTTCGCTTGACCCGTACTTGAGCGGGTTGACGGCGAATGGATTGTTTAGCTCTGTGACGATCAGATACTGTCCGTCGGTGGTCATGAAGTAGCCATCGACCCAGCAGAAGTCGATCACGAAGCCAAGGTCTGGGTCTGTGACTTGCAGCAAACCTGCGGTGCTGTTCCAGTAGTACAGGCGGCCACCGGATGCGACCGCCAGGCTGGTGAAGCTGTAGTCAAAGGTCACTAGGTTGGTGGTTGGCCCGCCAACGTCGCCAAGGACGGTTACCGTGCCGCTGCTTGAGACAGAGACCAGCTTGGTGCCCATGACCCGATAGCAGATGTTGTTCCACTCGATCCCGCCGCGGTCAACGCCTGGGCCTGTCCCATTGGCGACAATGCCATCGCCTGGGCGAAGGAAGCCATTGCTGATGCCGCTGACCTTTGGCACGGGAACCAAATTGACGGGGTAGCTGGTGCGGATCTCCGGCGTGCCGTCAGTGTAAATTCCGTTCAGGATTGGAATTTGCATGGCTTAGGTCCACTTCACGCGGTCACTCCAATACGCTGCGCTCATCTTGCCCTTGTCAATGTTCTTGGCGTGCCTGGCCTTGAATGATTCTCGGCGAGCCTGGGATGCCTTCGACTCGCCCTCCATCTTCGGCGACCCGGAGACGCCTTGCTGCCCGAAGCGGATGGTCTTGACCTGGTCGCCGGCCTTGGCTACAACGACATGGCTTTTTGTCGGATGCGATGGCGTGCGCTTGGGCTTGTTGTAGCCCTCGACGCCAGCCCGATCAAGTCTTGAGTCTTTGGCGCCCATGATGCCCTAGTCCAGCAAAATATACGCGCCATCCTCTTGCAGCAGGAAGAACCCATCCTCCTGCAACAGCGCTCCGGCAACTGGGCCGCCACCGATATTCCAGAATCGAATACGGAAGCGCAGCCGAGTCAGCGGGTACATCTCAGAAGCCCTCGCCAGGCATGACGTGCAGGGACGTGCCGCCTGCGGAGATGTACGCCATTAGGCTGTAATCGCCTGGCTTGGTGATGGTTACCTGCGCACCACCTGGGACCGGGTAATCCGCCGTGGTCGCGACCACCGGGGCGGTTTCACCGAATCGGATGTAGCAGACATTTGCGCCGAGGTTGGTCAGGCAGACGGTCTGCGTAGCGCCGGTAACCGTTGCGGTGGCCGACGATGCTCCCGGGGACACGATGACACCACGGTTGTAGCCTGGCGAAAATGGGGCTGAGTTGTAAGGCATTGG